AACACAAACATACAAGCAATGAAGAAAATTAATGCAGATGCTATGAAAGATGTTATTAAGTTTTCAAAAGCAACAGGTATTGAAGCAGAAGGTGTTGCAGAGCTTGTCAATTTGCAATTTGTTAAAACAGGTGAAACAAGTACAAAAATTTTAGACAATTTAGTTAATCATGCTCAAAAAATTGGAAATCAAGTAGGCATAGCAATGCAAGACTTGCTTGATGATACTACTCAGATAATTACAAATGTAGGATTTTTTACAAAAATTGGAGAAGGAGGCGCAACTAGATTGGCAGCGTCTTTAAGACAGGTAGGTTTGTCAATACCTAGTTTTGAGTCAATGACAGGTGCTTTTAGAACTTTTGAAGGTGCTTCAAATATAATGAATGAGCTTTCTGCAGGCTTTAATATTCAATTAGATTCTGTTGAAATGATGGCGCTTGCAAACGAAGACCCAGAAGAGTTTCAAAGAAGAATAAGAGAAGTAATAACCAGCCAGGCAGGGGACTTTGAGTCAATGTCTGGTACACAGCAGCGATTATTAGCAAATACTCTTAAATTGCCAATGGCAGAAATGAAGACATTCATGAACACCAATCTTCAAATGACTGACAGGGCAACAATGCAAGGAGAGTCTGCAAAAGCAGATGCAATGACACAGAGTGAAACAGCTGACGTAATGGCTCAGTCAACAATAAAGTATGCAAAGTCTGCAGAAGAGCTTGCTACAGCAGTCAAAGATCAAAGATTCTTATCAATAGCCCCTCAAATTAACAAACATGCTGAGTCTGTGGCTGGATATGGTTCTGCTATTCAAGGTGTACTAAGCAATACTTCAGCTTTTGGAAAAGTTTTAGAAGAAATGTCAGTAGGAAGTTTTGAAGTATATACAACAGCAGCAGAAACAGCTGTAGAAGGACAGTTAGCCGTCGTTAGTGCTGGTGTCAAAGCCGGAGAAGAATTACTAAACTCACTTGCTGACAATATAAAGTCAGGAGCCGATACTGTAGAAGGAGCCATGGAGGCTCTTAGGGAAGCAATTGCTGCTATGTTTAGTCCGAACTCGATGCCTAACATATACATGCCAGTCAAAGAAGGTACTGAGTTTATGATAGGGTATCTTGAAAAAGATGCTTCACCTAGAATAGCTAACGGTCTTACCGGAGGATACGAAGGGTTAGGAGAAAGTACAACCGAGCATACAGGTGCGGAGTCTTTGCCAAAGTTTGCGAGAGCTTTAGGGCCAGGCCTTGAGTTTGTGACTAAAACAATTGAAGAAGCATCAGATGAAATAGGAAATATGTACTTATCACCCGGAGGTGCTGAAATTCCTGAAGTTGAAGCGCCTAAAGCCAAAAGTGTTGCAGAATTACAAGAATCAATAGCTAAAGAGCTTAACAGACAAATTTCTGAAACTGCATTAAGTGCTTCAGAGAGATCGCTAGGTGTTGCTTCTGGTATTGATTTAGAGTCTTTAAAAACAGCCATAGTCAGTGCAATCAGTACAGGCCTAGAAAATGCTGACCAGACTTCTAATATTACACTTGAAATTGATAAAAAGAAGCTTGCAGAAGTAATGATGACTGCAAAAACTTCAGATAGAAAATCATTTGCTTACGTTGTGACCTGAGAAGATAAATGAAATACTACCAACAAATACTAGACGACCTTTGCAAACAAAAAGATATTTTTTGTGAAGGAATGTCAGAAGAAGAAATTAAAGAAATAGATACTTATTTAGAAGAAGTTGTAAAAGAAATGGCTTCTTTCTTAGAAAATGTTGATCATATTGCTGAGGATCCACAAAAAAGAAAACGTGCAGCAGAACTTTTTAAAAATGAAATTAAGGAACAAGGATGGCAAGAGAAACTTTCAAAGATTTCTTAAGAAATGAATCCCTACCTGCTGGAAAAGAAAATCCAGAGGGCATGATCAGCTACACAGTTGATGGCATTGCAGCGTTTGGAGATTCGTCTGGTTTAGGTTTGGAAACAAATACTGGCCAGCCGCTTGTAGGTTTTGATGCTGCAGACCCTGATTCTGGTTTAACCGGTAGATTTTTAGATCACATAGTTAGAGAAGAAAATAATTTTTACAACTTCAAGAGAGGAAATTCTGAAGTTAATGCTGGAAATAGAGGTGATCATTTACAAGATCAAGATAGCTTTTTAGCAGGACCTTCTGACCCTAAGGGTTTACCTTATGTACCTCAAGGCACAGTAGAAGATGGACTACTAGAAGAGTACAGTAATAGTAGAAACTTTGAAGACATAACTTCAAACAACCCTAACACAGTAAGCCTAGATTCAATAATAAGCAAGGTTGACGGAGCACCGCGTGGTCCTGGATCTGAAAATGGACCATTTAATCAAAGAAGAGGCGCAAATGAGTTGTTAAAAGACTTATATGTGTCGGAAGACGGAACAGGCCCTACTGACTTTGTAGTTAAAGCATCAGTTGAGTCTCTTAAAAGAAACAATAGATTTAACATTGAAAACAATTATTTAGAAACCAATACTTTTCCTGCAAGATCAGATATAGATTCAAATATAAATATGACAATACCTGGCTATAGAGGCATAGATCAAGATGGCGACGGCAGACGTGACGAAAGAATAGTTTCAAGTACTTCGCTAGATGACCTTAAAAACATTGGATCTTCATTGCTTCTCAGGGCGTCAGGATATGATATAAAAACAAGCCCAGGAAAAGACTTAGAAGTTGTTGAATCAACATTGTCAAATATTGCGTCAGGAGATCTTGAAGAATCACTTTACACTCAAAAGAAAGTAATGTCCAGACTTCTTGCAATGAATGCTACAGGTTTTCCGGCGACTGATCCGCTAGGTGTTTCTGTAAGAGCAGGAACAGGCATTGACCTTGACTATTCAAACGAAGAGTCGAAAAACTCTAATTCTTTTGGGTCAACTTACAACGATGCTGTTAGATTTACTGACTATTCTAGAGCGCTAAGGATTAAAACTGCCTTTAGATTAGTCGCAGTAGTAAGTGCTGCTAAAATACTTTTTGAATCAATTACAGATGAGTTAAGCACAAAAGAAATTAAAAAAATAAAAGAAGACATAAAAACCATAGCTAAGAAGACAGACAAGGTACAGGCAGGAAAGCTTATTTTAGGGCAAAGTAGAAATTCAACAAGGTTTGTTGCCAAAAACTACTTTATGAATAATCTTCTGACAGTGACATCGTTTAACTACGAAGAGTGTTTTAATGAAGGGCTTTTTGCTTTGTTTGGTAATAAGTCTGGCGAAGATTTAACAAAAGACGCTTTAGACGCAAACTCTACTAGCAAAGGTGCAAGTGTTAGAAAACTAGATTTTTCTGACTCACCTGGTTTTTGGCACGCTGTTTCAAACTCAATTATGAATTCTTTAGATGGATTTTCTGGCAACTTAGAAAACATTGGCGCGCCAAATAATGGTGACACAGAATCTGAAAAAGCTGCTATATCAAGGCTGCTTAATGAAAATGATAAAATTCTTAAGGTTGTAAATATTATTGCGATTATAGGTGAGAAAAGTCTTCATGCAAAAAATGCTGTTAAAAATGCAAAGCTAAAAAATATAGAACTTACAAGAGATCCGGACGCTCTTCCAAACTTACCTGGTCATAGAGTTGGAAAGAGCAGAATAGGAAAACAACCAGGCTCTTCAAGTGCTATGAATCCATCAATGGGCAATGAAACAACACTCGCTTGGGAGCAGAGCAGTGTGCCTTCTATGTACTTGCTTCCAATGAATATTATTCGAGCTGCCCAGACTCTAAATAACTCTTTCTCAGGCGAAAATCCTATGCATGGAATGCTAGGTAGTAGAATGGTTAGAAATACGTATACTGGGCTTGATACAGACGGGTCAGCTGCTAGAATACCAGGGCGTGTAGCAAAGATTGTTGAAGATCGACTAGACGCTGAATATGTTCCTTTTTACTTTCATGATTTAAGAACAAATGAAATTGTATCTTTTCATGCATTTTTATCACAGCTAACAGATACAATTAGCCCACAATATACTCAAACATCTGCATTTGGTCGAATGGATCCTGTTCAAACTTATCAGAGTACAACAAGATCTCTAAGCGTAGGTTTTACTGTTTACGCAACAAACAGAGAAGACTTTGATGAAATGTGGTACAAGATTAACAAGCTTGTGACAATGTTGTATCCTCAGTGGACAGCAGGTACGCTTGTCCAAGGAAGCCGAGGTGATCTATTTGGAGACCCGCCTAGTTTTTACCAGCCTATGAGTCAAGTCATTGGTGCGTCGCCTCTAATACGTCTTCGAGTTGGAGATGTAATTAAATCAAACTATTCAAAATTTGGGTTAGCAAGAACTTTTGGAATAGGTGACACGGGGATAAACGCAAGAATAAATGAAAAAACTTCTGGTGCTTTGAGCGATCCAACGACAATTGGCGGCTCTATATTTTCTGAAATTGTTACAGTAGTCAGAGAAGCAGCAATAACAATTCTTGTAGGTGTGTTTGGCTCACCACAGGGTCTACTTCAGATGCTTTCAACTGACGCACAAGAAATAGAGTCTGTTATGGGTAGAGTTGCTGCCCTAGGGGCTACTGATGCTGCGGCATCCGCTCTTTCTGAAATTCTTGTAAACGGTTTTGCAAACCCTCTAATGACAGCACAAATTATCGATAATATGAAAGATCCCAATGTTTCTGGCGAAGATAAAAATCTACCTAAAGCATTTAAATATTTAAATCCAAACTTTATAGATGGATACTTTTGTGAAGACGATGGAAAAACTTACTTTACAACAAAGCGAGTAATAATAGATGTTTTAGAAACAGTAAAAGGTACAGATGACAAGTTTTACTTTAAAGCAGAAGTAAAAGACAAGACCGCAGGTGAGCTATTTCAAAAGAAAATCTTAATTAGACATGAAGATATATTTAATAGCCCGACTAGAACATTTAGCACTTCTTTAGCAGGAATACTTTTTGGCATTGGATCTCTAGACGCAGCCGGGGCACTAAATCTTGCAGCCCGAGCAGTATTTGGTGGCGGTCAAGCAGGTGGAGCGCTGACAGGTACAGTTAATTTTGCAACAAGTTTCTTGTCGTTTCTAATAGAAAACCCAGAGACTGTATTTATGAGACCAGAAGTCAACCCTTTTGTTCGTGCATTTAAATCTACTCGAGGACGAGGACTGGCGGGTGTTATGAAAGGTATTAACTTTAACTGGCTTGAGGACAACATTCCTTGGGAAACTGACTTTAATGCTCGTGCACCAATTGGATGTAACATAAGCTTTCAGTTTGATGTCATACATGACTTACCACCCGGTCTTGATCACACTGGCTATAACAGAGCACCACTCTATAATGTTGGTGAAATAATGAGAAGCATATCAGGCGACCCTTACGAAGAAGTCATATCAGAATCAGAACTTAACTTTAGAAAAGCAGGTAATCGAGGCGTTTTCCTTGACGGTGAACAGTATAGAACTCAAGGCACAGAAAAAGGTAAGAAATAATGGGTATATCTAGATATAATTTTGTTAAAAGAATTCCAGGTGGAATCTCAATTAGCAGCGCTAGTTTTGTAATATTTAATGCTGTTTCTAGAGGCATAATTTCTACAAACAACATTGTAATGGACGAAGGTAGAAGATTAGACCAAATAGCAGGAGAACAATACGGCGATGCCGGGTACTGGTGGGTTATTGCAGCTGCAAGTGGGATTGGATGGGGTCTTCAAGTTCCGCCTGGAACACTTGTAAAGGTTCCAAATTCTTTAGATAAAGTAATAGGATTGCTGATATGAGTAACAGTTCTGATCTTAGAAACTATAACGTTGCTTTTGAAATATTTCTTGATGCAATTGATCAATACAGCAAGTTTGTTACCGGACTAGACAGCGGTCTTTTTAGAAGGTACGACTTAGAGCAAACGCAAAAATTTCCTGATCAAGAAGATGAAGAATCAAAAAAGCTTTTAACAAGTATTTTAGACAGGACTGTTGGTGCTCATTCTTTTCTTGGAATGGAAACAGTATTAGAAAAGATAGCGGTGACAGACAGACGCGATTTTATTCTAAGCTGTTATTCTTTTGGCACAGGAGATATCAAGCACAATCAGACTTTTGAAAATGAATCTTTGAGAGCGTCTGGCACCTTGGAACCAGAAGATTCTTTGATCTCAATTTATGACGTAGTTAATACCAACTTTAAAAAGATCGATCCCAAGCTAACTGCACTACCTGAAGATTTTATAAATCAAGCTACAAGCCCTAGCGAAGTTCATCGATTTGAAAAACCTACACTTTCTGCCCATGTTATTAGAAAGTCTCAATACAGTCCTACAAACAGACAAGCAAGACATTTACCTATCTTTTTAAATGCAATTAGTGACATTGAGATGTCAAGGTGTACTCCCTACTTAGATGTAAAATTCATTCACTCGAGAAATTTGGCCGCAGGTCTAGACATTATTGCAAATCCAAAAATGTCGTACACGAGGCTTTTTAGGTTTGCAGCAAATGATACTTTTGATAATACAACTCCTTTAAATAGTAACTTAACAGATGCAAGTGAAATCGGACTAGATAGTTTTTCTTATATGAATCTTTTTACTTCACCACAAACAATGGTCAATGCTGATATTAATTCAAGTAACAACTCTTTTTCTAATATTACAGCATTTTCAGGAGAAGACGAAGATGAAAGACCTACTTCTAAAAATGTACTAGATCCTTTTCAACCTTTACTTTCTTTAATATCGTTTGATGTAACAGAATCAGGTGGTGGCAAAGAAGGTTTTATGTCTAGCAAGCGTGCTTCTTTAAAAATTAAACTACATGACAAATCTAGAATGGCTGATATATCTCCTCTGATAGCAGTTAACGAATTTGCATTTACAGATTTTTCTATAGAGTTTGGATGGTCACACCCAGACAGCAAGCTGACTTCTGATAATACTATCGGTAAATACATTAACAACCTTAGAAGCATCAATACCTACGATCTAATAAGTTCCAGCTACAGTTTTGGAAAAGATAATACTGTAGATATTACCCTTGAGTTGGTAACGAAAGGTGCAAGTCACATTATACCACTTGTATCAGCGTATAGCGGATATTATCAAAACATTGGTGTTTTTAAGGGTGTTATAAATGCTGCTATCGGTGTAATGGAAGGTCCTAGCGGAGAAAAAAATATTAGAAAAAGAAGAGATTTATTACCAAAAGTAAGACAGCGGCAAACAAAGTTGTCTTCGCTTAGTAGATTAACACCTTTTGAAAACTTAAAAAAAATCAAAGCGATGGTAGATCAAATAGACGCTTCTAATATTACCAAAGACATAGAAGAATTTTATAAAGATTTAAAAACTTTGCTTAACGAAGGCGCTCAAGATACAAGCGGAGAAACCATAGATCCAGGCATAAGTGATAAAGTTACTGGATTTTTTGCGTCGCCAGGTGATGTTTTTGAATCAAAGTGGGCAAGTTTAGATAACACCCCAGATCCTTTTGCATATGCTTCCAGGTTTGAAGACGTTCAAACTTCGGCTTTCTGGCGAGGTGAAAGTAAAACACCTCATGATTCTTTTAGTACTTTTTATAGTAATCCACAAATGCCTCATGTTACTCTCGGAAAGTTAATTACAAAATTTGTTGCATTTCCTCTTTCTACTTGTGGTATCTATGACGAAGTTCAAGTTTACTTTTATCCTGTTAATCACCACGCTGCTGGTGCAAGAAGGCATACAACAGCCAGCTTACCAATAGATCAAAACTTGCTTAAAGAGCAAATAGATAAAAAAATATCAAGTATTGACTCAAATGAAAATCCAAATGCAGGGCTTGCTGTTAATGGGTTTATTGCACTATGTCAAAACATTCTGAGAAGAAAAGAAATTTCTGCTTATGGTTTGCAAGAAACAGGCGGCACACATACAGGTTTTCCTGCTGATAATATTAAAAAAGGATTTTTAGAATCATCTCATGAAGAAAAAATTGAATTTTTAACCTCACTAGAAGCAGCCGCGCCTAGCTCTCCAACTGGTGCAATTGAAGATGAATTATGGCAGTATAAATATACACCTACACCTGGCGCAAGTCCTGAGGTGGTGTCAGAAGAAGAGCAAGAAGCAATTAATAAATTTTTAAAAGGAATTGAAGAACTAGGCGTTCAAAGTTTAGCAAATAAATTAAGTAGCATATACGGACCGGGCCGCGCAGCCGGTGAAGCTAGCGATGACGGAGTATCTTTGCTTGCAAGAGGAACTACATTTCAGCCAATTGATTTACAAGTATTTTTTGAAGTGACACCTATCGTTGATGAAGCTGCAATTGGAGAGTCTGTTGCTTTGGACTCTTTTTCTAAAATACTTAAAAGTATTAAAGGAGAAGACATTTTAGATATTGACGGGCTTCTAACAGACAAGGTGCTTTTAAGAATACATATATTTGATAGCAATACTCTATCAAATTCAGATCCAGCTGTGTTGGGGCTAGATACAAACGAAGACGGCGCAATTATTGAAGGGTCTGAAACTGACTCTGCAACTTCAGAACTGATGGAAGAAGCTAGAAAAAATAAAAACAACTTTGACTTTTGGAAGTCAATACTAAATTCTAAGTTTCCAACAATTACACATGGCCAGTCTAGTAGTGTTATTAAGAGTATTGATATTAATTCAAATATACCCAGCAACATATTAGATATGTACATAGTCGATTCATACGAACAAAGAATTGGAAAACAGACAGCCGAGGAGGCTGAAAATCAATGGGATGAAGCGACATTTTTTCCTTCAAATGTTTCTATTCAAATGATGGGAAACCCAATGATTAACAGAGGCACTGTTTTCTTTGTTGACTTTATGACAAAGACCAATTTGGACAATTTATATGCGACCAATCAGGTTACTCATACCATCGCTCCTGGTAATTTTACAACAACATTAAGTTGTCTTCCATACGGTCAAGGAAGAGTTTCAGCAGCAAGAAATAATATGCTTAAGAAGATAGATGATCTTGCAAAAAGCTAATTTAAAACAAGCATGTAAAATAGAAAATATTAACGCTATACTTTCTTTATGCTTCAAAAGAACTACAAAAAGAAAAGTATAGGTACACTACAAATAAATTCAGAGTTTACTAGATCTGGTAAAAATAAGATTGTAAAAATATCAAATTCTGATGATGTTTTGTCTATTAGAAATATTAATAAGTTTAGATCTTTATCTAATCTAGAAACAATCAAAGACTATAGAGGATATTTTTATAACTTTTCTAGAGATCTTAATATCATTAATACAGATGTCAGATGGGATCTATTATTAGGTAATGGTATTTGTGACAAATATGACAAAGATCTTTTAAATAAAATTAAATTTTCTATTGATAAAATTACTTCATATCATACTAATATTCTTAATAGAAGAAAGACACTATACGAAAATCTAAACAAGATTCTGGATGAGTCAGGTAATGAAATTGAAGTTCCGGAATATTCACATGATGGAGTGACAGGCAGAACTACAATTAAAAAAGGTTTTAACTTTTTAACTTCTAAAAAAGAGTTTAGAAAAAAATGCAAATCTAAAAATAAAGATAATATGCTGGTCAGTATTGACTTTAAGGCATGCGAGCCTAATCTATACTTAAGATCTTTGGGCATAGAAATATCAGACCCTGATATATACGAATTTTTATCTAGTAAGCTTAATTTAGATGTAAAAGATAGAAGTACTTTAAAGAGAGGAATACTGTCAGTTTTGTATGGAGCGTCTGACAGCACTTCAAGTAAATTACTAGGAAGTAAAAAACAAAATCTAGACAAGATAAAAAAATTCTTTAAAATCAAAGAGGTAGAAGAAGAACTAAAGGCCCAGTTTCAGAATACAAATACAATTTACAACTTATACGGGAGACCAATACACTCAGACAAAAGCATTCTTAACAAGTGGATTCAATCATCAGCAGTAGATTTTTGTAGTTTAGCATTTTTAAATTTTGTGGAGGAATTTAATTTAAATGTTTGCTACTTAGTTCATGACGATATGGTTGTAGATATTAGTAAAGAAGAATATGAAAAAATAAAAGACATAACCGAGCTTTATGAACCTGACGCAAAATTAAGCCTTCCCGTAGAAATTACTATTCTAAACGCCTAAGTAATCTTATGGCAAATAAAAAAATAAAATCAGAATCTTACGGTACACAACGTCAAACTTGGGCCGGAGGCGCAGGTGCTGGAAGCAACTTCCAGCACGGAAAAGACTTAGGTACACACACAAGAGGTAGTCTAGGTACAAGAGGCGCAGACTCAAACTGGAGCAGGGCTAGTCAAGCTGTTATGCCTTTAAATGCTTTTACACATTTTTTAGATGAAGACGAAGACGAAGAGTTTGATGAAGGCTACACTGTTGAAGACTCAAAATATGATCTTCAAGAAATTCTTCGATTGAACGAAGATTTAAGTGATGTAGGTGCTGCCGCTGTAGACATAGCAACAGACTTAGGCGGTGACTTTGCTGCATCTGCAATTTCTGGATTAGATGTTACAAGAACAGTTGGGACAGGCACTAGTTTACTGTTTATTACTAAAAATATTTATGAAATTAAAAAAGGTCGCGAAAGAGCAGATGAAGTTATTCGCCAGTTTTTAAACAGGCCAACGAACGAAGCTGCAGAAAAAATGGCAGACATATTTGATTCACTTATAACAGATGTCATTGACCTTTTTCAAAGAACAATAGAGATAATACCTGATAGTTTGCCTATAGAAGAGTTTGGCTCAATAGCAATTTCTATAGCCCAGAATTACAAGCGCGCAGCTAAATTTTTAAAGGCTTATTTTACGTTTAGAAAGGTAGATTCTATCACAGCTGTCGGCAAAAAATTTACAGCTAAGTCTGTGCGAAGAGTCTCTTTTTACGGAATTGTGTCACCCATTATTAAGATGGTAATGAAGTTATTTAACTCTGACTTTGTTCCTGAAAAAGTCGAAGAAAACAAGTCTATAATCATGGGTACAATCTCAAGAATTGTATTGCTAGGCGATTTAATGGAAGACTACCATATTCAAAAAGAAGTAGCTATAGGTATCGGAATACCAGAAGAAGATTTTGTTTACAGACACAGAATTTTACAGCCGGGTTCAGAAGCTGATGGTTACGATTATGAGTCACCAAGAAATGAACTTCCTTTTGAAGATAGAGTAGAAGAAGAAATAGAAATTAGAAGAGAAGAAATGGAACAAAGACAACCAGAGTATTCAGAAGGACTATTTGGACCTGACGCAGATGATGATCTTTCTGAACCTGTTGTCGTTGGTGGCGCAGCAGCTGGCGCCGCATCTCAAAATTCTACACTTGGAAACGAATTCTTAAGAAAACTTTTCATATCAAAACCTGGAGACGAAGGTCTTTTTAGAGAGTCTTTAGAAAATAAATCTTTACTTTACTTAATAGAAGAAAAAGATTCAGAGTTAGATGAAGAACTAGAAGAAGATGAAATAAACGAATTCTCAGGCGCCGGAGGCGGAGCTATAGGAACACTACCGCTAGGTATGTCGACAAAAGGCCCAAAGGGAAAAACCAGCGCGACATCAGGTGGCACCGCGTTCCCTTACAGTAAGAAAAGTAGAACTGCTTTTAAGAAGTACGCTAAGAAGTCATTTGGCGGAAAATAAAATTATTTGACAATAATTTTGTAAACAATCCTCTCCTTTTGTATAATGTTTAAGCAATTAAAACATTGCACATTAAATATTGCACATTAAATTTTAAAGGAGAAAAAATGGCAATCGATTTCGACGCAATTAAACGTAAACTAGAAAGACTTAGCGGCGCAGACAAGAGTCGCAACTCAAAATGGAAACCTGAAGAAGGTGAAGAACATACTGTCCGACTTATCTCATTCCCGGATAATGACGGTCAACCCTTTAAGGAAGTACAGTGGTACTACAACATTCCGGGTTCTCGAGGTATGGTAGCACCTTACCAGTTTGGCAAAAAAGATCCTGTTCAGGAACTAATTAGCAAGCTTCGCGATGAGGGTTCAAAAGAATCCTACGAGATGGCAAAAAATCTCTACCCTAATATGCGCACCTATGCTGCTGTAGTAGTACGTGGTCAAGAAGATGAAGGAGTGAAGATTTGGGGCTTTGGAAAGACTGTTTATCAAAAGCTTCTTTCTATTATGTTAGATGAAGACTACGGTGATATTACTGATCCTCTCGAAGGTCGCGATATTAAGGTTGTTTGTACTAAGCCTCCTGGTAAAAAGTACGCAATGACTGATGTAATGCCTCGCGGCAAGGTTACTAAGCTTTCTACTAAGTCAAAACAAGCTTCTGAGTGGTTAGAAAATATTCCAAAAGTAGAAGATCTTTACACGCTTAAATCTTACGACGAGATTTCTGGTATTCTTGAAAACTGGATTAACGGAGATGAAGAAACTGTTTCTAGTGAAGGAACAGCACATCGCTCAACACCGTCAAGTACAAATACAACTTCTGATTCAACATCAAAGAAAACAGAAAGTGAAAGCTTTGGAAGTCTAGACGATGCGTTTGCAGACTTAATGGAATAGAGTTAGACTTAAGTTTGACTTACTTTGGCGGCACTTTGTGCCGCCATTTTTGTAAATAAAGCAAGAAGCTAAGTAGAATCAAATATAAACTTTCAAAGGACAATCATGCAAAAAGACAGCTTTACCAAAGACTTAATTAAATCACTAAATAAAGAAGCAGGGACAAGAGTTGCTTATAATCTATCTGAAGATGAAAGTCCTACTCACGTAAATAGATGGATTAGCACAGGTTCAAAAATGCTTGACTGGATTTGCGCAAACAAGAAAGACGGCGGGCTTCCAGAAGGAAGAATTATTGAAATATTCGGACCGCCCTCTATTGGAAAATCACACATAGCTACTCAGATAGCAAGATCAACACAGGAAATGGGCGGAATTGTTGTTTATATTGATACTGAAAACGCAACTTCTGTAGAAAATCTTCAGATGTTAGGTTGTGATGTAACAAAACGATTTGTATATGTTGATACTCACTGTACAGAAGAAGTCTTATCAATTGCAGAAAAAACAATCTTAAAAGCAAAAGCATTAGATAAAGACATTCCTGTAACAGTTATTTGGGATTCTGTTGCAGCATCATCACCTAAAGCAGAACTTCTTGGTGATTATGATCAAAACTCTATTGGCCTTCAAGCAAGAACAATCTCAAAAGGAATGCGAAAGATAACAGGTGTTATTGGTCAAACTAACAGTCTTTTTGTTATTTTAAATCAAGTTCGAACAAAGATAGGCGTAATGTATGGTGACCCAACTACTACACCGGGCGGAAAAGCAATACCTTTTCACTCTTCAATTAGGATTAGACTCGGAGCTGGACAACAGATAAAAGATGGAGACGATGTAATAGGAATCCAGGTGTGGGCAAAAACAATTAAAAACAAAGTCGCGCCTCCTTTTAGAAAGGTAGACTTTCAAATTCATTTTGGAAAAGGTATTGTAGAACATGAAGAACTATTTGATCTACTTAGAAAGTACTGCAAAGACAACGACGTCCTTAGCGAAGACGGAAATACTGCGTATTCTGTTCAGGGAGGCGGCGCCTGGAAGTCAATAACAATGACAAATACAAGTACCGGCGAGATAATTGCAGAAAAGAAATTCTACAAAACAGGGTTCAAAGATATTATAAACAGTCCTGACTGGTCAGAAGCTGTAGATATTTTAACAGCAGCAGCAATGAAGAAAAAACTAGGTTCTATTGAAGATGTCGAAATAGATTCAGAATCTTATGAAGAAGTACAAGCACTTGCTCAAGAACTGGATATGGACTTAGATGTAGATGTATAAAAATAGAATTCTGCTAATAGATGGACTAAATCTTTTTACAAGACATTTTATTGCAAATCCTGCAATGTCTGAAAACGGAGATCACGTAGGCGGAATATCTGGTTTTTATAATGCAATGATGAGACTTGTAGAAAAATGCAAACCTGAAGGTGTTGTAGTAGTTTGGGAAGGCGGCGGATCAAATAAAAAAAGAGGCCTTTATAAAGATTATAAAAAAGGATCAAAGCCACAAAAATTAAACAGGTACTACGAAGGCGACATTCCTTCTACATATGAAAATAGAAACTTTCAACTAAAAACGCTGATATCTATTTTAGGCTGCATACCAGTTTGTCAGACTTACATATCAGGTGCTGAGGCTGATGACGCAATAGGGTATTTGTCAAAATATTTGCTTAAAGAAAAGAACAAAATCATAGTCTCTTCCGATCATGACTTTTATCAGCTTGTCAATGAATCTACAATCATATGGTCACCTACGTTAAAAGGTTTTGTCGACAAAGATAAGGTAATTGAAAGATTTGGAATTCACCCTAATAATTTTTGCTTAGCAAAGAGTATCACAGGAGACACTTCAGACAACATCCCGGGGGTTAAAGGTGTAGGATATAAGAGTCTTTCCAAGAGGTTTCAGAAGTTAACAGAGTCTCACGAATATATGCTCTATGACATGGTCGTAGATGCAAAATCAATGATTAAACCTAAGGGTCCAAAAATCTTTGAAAACATTGTAAATAACGAAGACTTAATTAAGAGAAACAACAAGCTAGTGCTTCTTGATACAAACAATCTATCTTTGAGTCATATGCAAAAAATTGAAAGTGATATTGAAAATTTCATTCCTGCATGGAATAATATGAATATGCAAAAAATCTTAAAGGCATCATCTATAAGAACTATTGATCCCTTAAGGTGGAATTATCTTCTACGTAATTTAAAAAAAGGCACTATTAAATGAGTTATGAAAATCACTTTTCTAAGTACGGAAAAGACTTTCAAGAAAAAATATTTCAATCACTTTTAAAAGACCAGCAATGGGCAACACAGATGGTTGAAGTAATGACACATGAATACTTTGAACTTAAGTATTTACAGTATTTGTGTGACAGATTCTTTGGGTTTTACTTAAAGTATAAAAGTTTTCCAACACTAAGTCTTCTTGTTTCAATCATTAGAGACGAATTGACAGAAGGTGACGATGTTATTCTTAAAGGTCAAGTAATTGAATTCTTGTCCAGAGTAAAATCGTCACCAAACTTAGGCGACTTAGAATACGTTAAAGAAAAAACTCTTGACTTTTGCAAAAAGCAAGTTTTGCAACAAGCACTAGAAGATAGCGTCAAGGCAATTCAAGGCGAAAACTACGAAGCTGTCTTAAACATTATGAAAGACGCAGTGTCTAAAGGATCAGGTTCGTCAGTTGGCCATATCTTTTTCAAAGACCATGAAGCAAGATTTGCAAAGATTAATAGAATTTGCTGCCCTACTGGTTTATCACATCTCGATGCAAAAGATGTATTTAACGGAGGTCTTTCTAGAGGAGAAATTGGTGTAATTGTTGCGCCTACGGGAGTAGGAAAGTCACACTGGCTTGTTGCAATGGGTGCTGAGGCACTCAGAAGAGGCAAAAATGTAATTCACTATACTTTTGAATTGTCAGAGACAGCTGTAGGCATTAGATATGACAGTAACTTAACTGGAATTGACTCTTCCGACATTGTTGAAAATAAAGAAAAAGTTCTAGAATATTATGAAAATAACAATCATGGAAGGTTAATTATTAAGCAGTACCCAACAGGTTCTGCCAGCATAGTAACAATTAGAAATCACATAGAAAAGCTCTCAATGAAAGACTTTGTGCCTTCTTTAATTGTTTTAGACTATGCTGATATTATGAGGTCAACACGTCAATATGATTCACTCAGGCATGAATTAAAATTGGTATATGAAGAATTAAGAAATCTTGCAATGGAAATGAACATTCCTGTGTGGACTGCTTCTCAAGCAAACAGAGAGGCATCAAATTCTGAAGTTGTTGGCCTAGAAAACATGTCCGAAGCGTATGGAAAAGCTATGGTAGCTGACATTGTTGTCTCTATATCTAGAAAACCCGCAGAAAAAGCATCTGGAATGGGAAGAATTTTTGTTGCTAAAAACAGAGCAGGAAAAGACGGAATTCTATTTCCTGTTAAAATAGATACAGCTAGATCAAAAATAGAGATAATAGAAGATGCTTCTCAAATGTCACTTGTAGATATTTATGAATCTCATAATACGGGAACAAAAGACATGTTAAAATCTAAATGGAAAGAGATAACAGCGAGCAAGTAAAAGAGAAAATAATGTATACACATAATCAAGTTTTAGAATCATCTACAGAATACTTTAAAGGCGACGAGCTTGCTGCAAGTGTCTTTGCAGGAAAATATGCGCTTCAAGATGCAGAAGGAAATTTTTTAGAAAAAAACCCTGATGATATGCACAAAAGACTAGCATTAGAGTTTTCAAGGATAGAATCAAAACATCCTAATCCTATGAGTTATGACGAGATCTATATCTTACTTAAAGAATTTAAGTATGTTGTGCCTCAAGGTTCACCTATGAGCGGGATAGGTAACGATCATCAAATACAATCTATTTCCAACTGTTTTGTTATTGCTTCGCCTGAAGATAGCTACGGTGGTATTTTAAAGACTGATCAAGAACAAGTTCAAATTATGAAACGCCGCGGAGGAGTAGGTTTTGATGTGTCAAACATTAGACCAAAAGACATGCCTACTTCAAATGCAGCAAAAACAACGTCTGGTCTAGAGGTATTTTTAGATAGATTTTCCAATTCTTGCCGTGAAGTCGCGCAAGGAGGAAGAAGAGGTGCACTGATGATAACACTATCAGTACACCATCCACAAATAAGAGACTTTATTAGAATTAAGAGAGATCTGTCGCGTGTGACAGGAGCCAACATTTCAATAAGACTTACTGAGGAATTTATGTGCGCGGTCCGAGGGGGTGATCCAATAAACCTGCGTTTCCCAGTTGACACCAAAGAGCAGCCTATTGTAGAAGAATGGGTGAGTGCTAAAGAACTTTGGCATGAAATAGTTGAATCTGCTCACGCGGCAGCCGAGCCTGGCCTTCTGTTTTGGGATACAGCAAAGCGTATGACGCCGTCTGACATCTACAAAGCAGAAGGCTTTGGCTCGACCTCTACTAATCCTTGCGGAGAGATTATTCTTTCTCCCTATGACAGCTGCAGATTGATGCTTATCAACCTTACTTCTTTTGTTAAAAACGCCTGGATTGATAATGCTGAGTTTGACTTTGCACATTTTGGAGAAGTTTCACAAAAAGCACAGCGGCTCATGGACGACATGATCGATCTAGAAATAGAAAAAATTGATAAGATTCTTGCAAAGATTAAAGCAGACCCAGAAGCACTAGAAGTAAAACAACCAGAAATTAATCTCTGGAACAAGGTTAAAGAGCAAGCTGTAAATGGTCGCAGAACTGGTTTAGGTATTACAGGCATCGGCGACGCACTGGCAATGCTGAGTATTAAATACGGTAGCAAGGCCAGTATTAGAATGACTGAATTAATATATCAAGCGCTCGCTGTTAATTCATATGTTTCTTCAATGGTTATGGCAAAAGAAAGAGGTGCGTTTGTAGTTCATGACCCAAGTAGAGAAGAAGATCATCCTTTCTTAGCTAGAATTTTTGATGCGATTGATGAGTCAGGAATTCTACCTTCAGCCGGACCTATGGGAGAACATTGGCCTGCAAGATACTGGAATGCTCATTTTGGACGTAGAAATATTGCCAACACTACAACAGCACCTGCAGGCTCTGTTTCTGTTCTCACTCAGACAACAAGCGGGATTGAACCAGCATTTATGCTTCACTACACTCGCCGAAAGAAGATTAACCCAAATGATGCAGATGCCAGTGTAGACTTTGTTGATGACTTAGGGGACAAGTGGTCAGAGTTTCCAGTCTATCATCATGGTTTTAAGTCGTGGATGGAAACGCTAAGCGAAGAAGATTTAAAGATGTACCCAGTAGAAGATTTAGTAGGATCGAGCCCGTATGCAGGCGCAACTGCCAACGAGATTGACTGGGTTGCTAAAGTAGATCTACAAGCTGCTGCTCAAAAGTGGGTATGCCACGCAATTTCAAACACTACAAACCTTCCTGCTGACATTGATGTAGAAACTGTCAAGCAAGTTTATATGCGTGGCTGGGAAAGCGGTTGTAAGGGGATCACTGTCTATCGAGACGGAAGTAGATCTGGAGTACTAGTAAGCAAAACAGAAAAAACCAACGATGACAGGTCAGCAATGAAATTTGTTGACAATACAGCACCAAAACGTCCTGAGGTTCTTCCTTGCGAAATACATCATGCAACTATCAAAGGTGAAAAATGGACCATCTTACTTGGTCTTCTAGCGGGCCGCCCATATGAAATCATCGGTGGGCTTAGTAAATATGTAGAAATACCGAAAAAGCACCGCTATGGAGAAATTAGAAGAAGACAAAGAAAAACAGTTCTTTCAAAGTATGATTTGCATTGTGGCGTCGATGAAGATGAGTTTGTTATAAAAGATGTTGTTTCTGTCTTTGACAATCCAAATCATGCCGGGTATACTAGAACTATATCACTAGCACTTCGTCATGGCGCACCAATTCAATACATTGTAGAGCAGTTACAAAAAGATAGAGAAGCTGACTTGTTTAGCTTTAGTAAGGTAATAGCAAGATGCCTTAAAAACTACATTCCCGACGGATCAGTCGGTGGAGATAAAACTTGCGAACATTGTGGAGCTGAAGGAAGCTTAGTCTATCAAGAAGGATGTGTAACATGCAAATCTTGTGGAATGAGCAAGTGTTCTTAAATAAAAGGAGAAAAGAACATGTTATGGAAATTTGAAGCGTCAAATCTACTAAAAGAGTTTGAACTATCTAACAATCCAATTATTGTTACAGTAAATAAGTTTGATGAGCAGTCAGCAGAAGACTTTAGAAACAAGTTTTCAATGGCTCAGAATACAGGTCAAAAAGTAATTCCTGTTGTTATAGACTCATACGGAGGTCAAGTTTATTCTCTTATGTCTATGCTTGCAACAATAAGGGCATCACCGCTTCCTGTTGCAACAATTACTGAGGGTAAGGCAATGTCATGTGGTGCTGTTTTATTAACTTGCGGTGAGGCGGGAATGAGATACATGGATCCAGACGCAACTGTAATGATTCATGATGTAGCATCAGGACAGCATGGTAAAAATGAAGAAGTAAAAGCATCAGCAGCTGAAACAGACAGATTAAATAAAAAGATTTTTAAAATTATGGCTCAAAACTGCGGAAAGCCAGAAGACTACTTCTTAAAAGAAATTCACAAAAGAGGGCACGCTGACTGGTTTTTAGAGGCAGATGAATGCAAAAGCATTGGAATAATTAATCATACTCGAATTCCAAAGATTAATGTTAAAATTGATGTAAGTATTGATTTTGACTAGGCAGTATTTATAATTTTTACAAAAGACACCTTTTAAATAAAGGTGTCTTTTTTTAATTTTCGAGATATTTATCTTAGGAGAAGAAATGTTAAAAGAAATAGCTTTGTCAACAATCGGATCTTTTAAAGCTGTTGAAATGTGGATGCATGCGGCACATCATCTGACAAAAGGGCCCGCGTTTGTTGCAAACCACGAACTTTTGTATGGTAGAATCTACGAGACAATAAGTAAGGATTTTGATACAATTGTAGAAAAAATGATATATCAGTTAAACGATGAAGAATGCGGTTGTCCGCTATTAGTTTCGTCAATAGCAGCACAAACATTGCAAAATTATGAATCACCTGCAAATTTACCTGATTCTCAAATTTCAATGTATTCGCTTGTTTTAATTGTAGACCACATTAAAGCACTCGAGGCTTTAAAATTAACACTAGAAAAAGAAGGAGCTTTATCACTAGGCATGGACGATTTTCTTGCTGCAGCTTGCAATCAGTATGAATCTTTTGCCTACATGATTAACCAGAAATTAAAATATTGATTTTTAAGAAGGATTCAATGTCCTAGTAAAATTTAAAGTTAAGTTGAGTTATAAATGGCAGCAATTAGAATTACAGAATCTTCGGGTTCGGTTGGAGTAATTCAATCATCAAATTTGTTTGGAGGCTTTGAGCCCACTAATATACTGTTTAACACAGCGTCTGGTGGGCTTCAAACAGGCCTGTCTTTAGGGACTGATACTGCACTATTTATAAGCGGCGCGATTGGTTCAAAAAATTCTTTAAATGTAGGCGTTTCTGTATTCGGTGGCGACTTAGTAGTATCAGGGACACTGTATGCAGAAAGGCAAGTAATAGAAGTAGATGAAGTTGCTTCAGGACACTTACTTGTTTCTGGAAATCTAGAAGTACAAGATTCTATATCAGCAAATAGTGCTAAGATCATGTTCTTGTCTGGTGGCGCGGCGTCCTCAACAGATGAAGGTAGCTATCCTGATGTTAACTTTTTTGTATCTGGTTCAAAAAACTCACAAGGTTCTGCTGTAAGAGGTACTGCACTTTTTGGTGGTGACGTAGTAATATCAGGAACACTTCATGGTGGTTCTCCTCTGAAAATTGGTGGTGGCATGCAAGTTGTAGGAAACACTATATTTGACGGCCCGATGACGTTTAATTCAACTTCTTTGTTCTGTTCAGGTTTTGAAGTAGAAGCAGGACTCACAACTTTTCAAGATGCATCGACTTTTTCTAGTGGGCTATCTGGATCTTTGACTAAGCTACCAAATGGCACAAGCTTTATAAAGCAAGCAGGCTCTATTGCTGTCGTTACACAATCTAACGGTTCCTTAGAAATTAGTTCTCCAAACTTTATATTTAATGAGTATTTAGGCACAGGCAGCAATCTAAATACTTTTTTCACTCTTTTGAAAACGCCTACTGAATCTAAGAATATTTCAATATATTTAAATGGACTACTTCAAATGCCTGCAACTGCCGCCACCGGCGCACCGTATCAAGACTATAGTATTACAGGATCAAATATATTTTTTACAACATCTTCAATTCCTGGGCAAGGAAGTATTATTATGGCAAATTACACAACTAATGAGTCCAACTAGCATGAAACGCAATAATTATAATGTGAACTATTTTCAAACATCAGACTTAGCAATTGCTGCGTATTTAATGATGCGAGGTCTTAAGTTATCTGACGCTTCTGTTCAAAAAGGAGGTAGATTTATGTTTAAGTTTGAAGATCCATCTGGTCAGGCATTTCAAATGTCTATTGAATATGTTAATAGTGAAGCTGCAAAGTTTGATGCACACATAAAAAATCTAAAAAATATTATTTATAAGAGTTAATACAATTCTATCTCGATATTTATAACCGTTAAAGTTCAAGTCATAGTAAAAGTCCACTAGTTAATGTCACAAAAGCTATAAAAAATTAACTTAGGAGTAAATAATGGCTAATTTCAAAACAAGATTAAGACTTAACCAGGTAACTGGTTCTTTCGGTGATTTCGAAGGCGGAATCATTGATTCAAGAGCAGAAGGCTCTTCAACACTTGCCTCTGTTGGAATTCTTTCCGGTTCTATGGTAGGTGTCCTTTCAGAAATGGCATCAGCAGTTAAAAGAATTCACGGCGCTGGTTCTTTTGCAGCAGCCTCAGCTGGAACTTTTCATCATGACCTTGTCCCTAATGCAGACGATAGTCTTGACTTAGGCTCAGCATCTGCTGCTTGGCAAGATCTGCACCTTGAAGGCGACGTCCTAATGACTGACGCTGGTAAGGTTTCTACCGCAGCAGGCGATCTTACAGTAGAATCGGTTGCAGGTTCACTAGTCTTAGAAGCCGGTGAAGCAGCTGCAGACTCTATTGTACTTCGTGCTGTTCACGCAAGCGGTGGCGTCGATCTTAAGGTCGCTTCCAACGTTGTACTTAGTGTAGATGCAGACTCAGTTGATATTGCTCAAGCTACGGTTATTGCTCACGCAGCTGGCCTTTCACTTGGTGCAGGTGGAAACGAGTTTAGCATCACAGAATCAAGCGATGATGTCACACTTGCATCCTTAGTTTCAGACAAAGACATGATCTTCAAGGTAAACGACGGCGGCTCAGCCACTGAAGTTATGAGACTTGATGGTGATGTTGCTGCACTTAAGATGGCCTCTGGTAAGCAGGTTCAGCTTGGTGGTGCTGGTGCAAACCTTAGCGGCGACGGCTCAGATATTTCAGCAATTGCTGCTAATAACTTTGTCATTGATACTCAAGGTACAGATGCAGGTGATGGTGTTTCAATAACACTAGGCTCAGATACAGCTGATACTAAACTTCAGGTCAAGAACAACTCAGGAGTTCTAAAATTCCAAGCTGACGCTACTGGTGATGGATCTTTTGCTCAAGACTTAGGTGTTGGTAGAGATCTTACTGTTACAAGAAACGTTGTTATTAACGGTGACTTAGATGTCAACGGTGCAACAACAACAATTGATACAGCAAACATGGCAATTGAAGATTCAATTATCGGCATTGGTACATCAGGTTCCGTCGGTTATGCTCCTGCTGCTATGGCACGTGGTATCATCTTTGGAGCAGGTGCACTTTCAGCAGAACAGGCAGCACTCTACCACGGTGGTTCTGGCGATGACAGATTCCATCTTGGTGTTAGTGCAACAAGCCCACTTTCATCTTCGTTTGCAGCACCTTCATCTTACTCCAAGCTACGTCTTGGAAGAATTGAAATTGAAAACGCAAACAATAGAATCTTTCTAGATACAGATCTTAAGCTTGCTTCAGCAGCTGACATTGTTCTTTCACCTGTAGGTGGAGAAGTTAAGGCAGACGGTAACGTAATTCCTTCTTCTGACAGTGCCAAAGATCTTGGAGCTGACGGTGTTGCTTGGCGTAAGCTTTATGCAGACGACATTGACCTTAATGGCGTTGGTCGTATTGATCTTGATGCAGATGCTGATACTTCAATTCGCTCACCTTCAGATGATACAATAGCATTTGAAGCTGGCGGCGCCGACATATTATTTGTTTCAAACTCAGGCGCAAAGCTTGTTGATGACAAAGGTCTTGTCTTCGGTACCAATGATGATGCTTCATTCAAGTATGATGAAGCAGGTTCTGACACTCTTCTATACGCCGGCGCAAGCTTAAGAATCAGCGATGATACTAAGCTTGAGTTTGGCGCAGCAGGTGATGCTTCAATTGAGTACGACGAAAACGGTACTGATCAGCTAAGATTTGCTCTACCTGCTGCAGGTATGGTTCTTGGCGGAACAACTCCAAAACTTGTTATCGGTGATGCAGGTGCTGAAGATACGCTTCTCGTCTTTGATGGTAATGCTCAAGACTACCGTATTGGTCTTGATGACGGCACTGATAAGCTTGAATTTGGTCTCGGTGCTGCACATGGTTCAACCACAGCATTTACTATCGATGCAAGCCAAGTAACAGACTTCACAGCAGGTAAGCTTTCTTACGGCGGCGTGGGTATTACTGCAACAGGTACTGAGCTCAACATCATGGACGGCGACACTTCAGCTACTTCAACTACCTTAGTTGATGCTGACAGAGTTGTTGTTAACGATGCAGGCACAATGAAGCAGGTTTCTATGCTTGATATGATTACTTACATGCAGTCATTCTTGGTGCAGAAAGCTGAAATTGATATCACGGCGACACTTGCTTCAAACACTGACTTAAATACCGGTCTCGGTGCAGATTATACAGATGGTAACTCAAAACAAAGAGAGGTATACGTCAACGGCCAGCTAATGTCCGAAGGCGCAAACGCCGGTGCAAACAAAGACTTCTACCCAGGTTCATCAGCCGGTAGAATTAAGTTTGAGTTTGCTCTCGAAGCTGGTGATACCATCCAGGTTGTTCTTAGAAGAGGCGACGTATCATAGCTATAGGGTGAAAGCTTAAACTTAGTTTAGCTAAAATTCTGCGGGGGACCACTTTGTGGTCCCCCGTTTTGTTTCATAAACATAATCTTAGTTTTGTGTATAATTAATAGAAATAAGTGAGGTTTAAAATGAAAGACTTAGAGTATCTAGAACGACTTTTGCAAGACTTAAACAATAAATTATCAGAACAAAGAAAATCAATGCCAGAAGAAGATGTTTTAGTAAATACAATCTATTCAAACGCAAGAGAAGTTCTTTTATCACAAGTCTTAGAACATAAAAAGACAAACCCAGGTCTTTCAAGTTACCTTGAAGCTTTGACAAAAAAAATATTAGATACTATATCATTGTCAAGTAAGTCATACAAGACAGAAAAAATAAAAGTAAGCGGAAAATTTGAAATTTTAAAAAGTCTTATTAGCCAAACAGAAGATTCAATAATTCTAGAATTAAAAAATATGGATTTAAATATTGAAGAATCAAAAGAAAGAAAAGAAAAAGACATTAGAAAGATTGGCAAAAGACCAAAAACCATAAAAGAGAAAAAGAAAAATAGGAAACTAAGTTGAAAATACTTCAAACAACAAATCTAGGAAGATCTGTAGGTGGAATTAGTGGCAGCATAAGATATGCACTTTATGACACACTTGGAAGTGAAGTATCTGCTTCTGCAAATACAGGAATATATGAACTAGGTTCAACAACAGGTATCTATGGAGTTGAACTCAATCTTTCACCTCAATTTAGTGGATCAATTGTTTGGTCAGTGACATCAGCACCGACTGTTTTTGCGACAGAAGAAGTGAAAATTGATCAAAAAATGGCAAGATATATCCATACAGGTCGTTGGACGGTTGACTCAAGCAAGAAACAGATGGTGTTTTTTCAAGATGACAATGAAACAGTTATTGCAAGGTACAATTTATTTAATTCATCAGGTTCACCTTCAGTCACAGAAGTTTTTGACAGGGTTTATAGCGGTTCTTCATAATGAGAGTACTAACAAGAGGTCTGACCGGAGCAGCCGGTGGCTTAGTTTTGCAAGGTCTTGGCCCTGCACTTGAAGTTGTAAAAATACTTCGAGCCGGGAGGTCTGCAGCTTCTAGAGCTGTAAAAGACTTAAATGAGACTTTTAGGCTATCTGCAATGTTAATTTCATATAATGGAGCGGACGTATTTAGACCAATTGCTAAAAATATAAGAAAAACTTTTGTCAAGAATGAGATAGTTATTAGGCGAGCTACACCACTGTCTATTGAACATAGAAAATCAAAAGACATAGAAGTTATTGCTGAAACTGTAAAAATAAGGAATAAGAAAAATGTCAAACATTGATCTTTTATTAGACGAAGAAAATGAGCTAACGTTTGCTCTTAAAATTGAAGGGACACGTCCTGCAACAGCAAAATGCAGATTAGTTTTAGAAAACAAAGATATGTCTTTGGTTTTTAACTCTGACACATACAACGGAGAAGAAGTAAGTGTTGTGCTTCCTCCGCTTGGTCATGTTTTAAAAGAAGGTCAATACAATATGAATCTAGAAGTTATTGTAGAAGACAAGTTTTTTAAACCATTGACACTTGTTGGCAATTTTGAAAAGAGCATATCAATTGTTGCAGAAACAGTTACAAAAAAGAAAGAAGTTCTCAAGCCACAAGTAAGTCTTTCAAGTGTGTCAGTAAAAAGAAGAAAAAAATCTTCTTTTAATAAGCCAGCTCAAAAAATAAAAACAAAAACAAATCAAGTTTTAGAATCAAAAACAAAAATAACCGACAAAGATATAATGTCGCTTATTGAAGCACTAAAGAGTAGATAATGATAGAAATTTTTTACACATCCATCCTGTCGTCCCTTGTTATTTCGTATATAATGGTCGGAGTTTTTTCTTGGAAACTAGAAAAAGATGTCAATCAAGCAATTGAAAAAGTTATTTCTTCTTCAAAAAATCTTAAAAAACAAGAAAATCTTTTAGCGTTGTCTAGAACGAAGAAATCTATGCTTAGGTACATTTTTTGGCCAATTACATTTTTTAAGTAGGTTAATGTGACTTTAGACGCTGAAAGTAAAATATTCCTACTTCAGTATAAACTCTACTATGAAGAAATAGATGTTGTTAACAATGAGTTTCAAAGAGGTCAAGCAGACCTTTTAATTTATGTAACGAATTTTAGAGAAAATCTTTCTGAAGAAGTAGAAGGACAAAGAAAAGACTTTAATCAACACTTTTTTGGTGATAGAGATATAGAAGAAAAGTTAGATTTCCAACCCTCTCCTGTGCAAATACCAGAACAAACAGAAGAAAAAACAAATTTGACAGTAGCAAAATGGGCAAAAAATCTCTATAGAAAGATTGCAATAGCAACACACCCAGACAAGACAATGCATTTAGGTGTGCCTTCTCTCGTGAAAAAATTTAACAAGTATTACAACACAGCAATAAGCGACTACGCTGCTGGGCAGTATGATAGTTTGCTTTTTATTGGTTTTGAACTTGGGCTTGAAATCCCAGCTGAAAAAATAACTGAGCATATTGTTCCTAAAAATAGAGCGCTTTCAAAAGAAATTGAAAAGAAAAAGAAGAGTATTGCATATCAGTGGCAAAAAGTACCTGAAAAAGACAAAAACGAAGTGTTAGAAAAATACTTAACTTCCCTAGGTTACGTTTTTGACAAAAAAGACATAGAAGCAACAATTAAAAGAGTAAGAAAAATTAAAAGAAAAGTTGGTACTAGGCCGGTAAACATTATTAAAAAAAGAATAAAGAAAAATTAATCCTTCTTTGTACAAGTTAAGGTATTTGCATATAATCAAATTACCACAAAGAAGGAGAAAACATGACACTTAGTGATTCAACAATTGCTCACGTAGCACAACTCGTACAGCTCGCAATGCTAACAGGGACCGACGTCGTAGATCATATGCGAATGATGACTTTGGTAGATATAGACGGAAGTCTCGAGCTAGATCCTGATTACGAACAGCGAAGTGAAGATAACGTGCAGCGAATGATACAGGAAGCAGTTAGAATGCAGAGCGAAGTTTCCGAGAGCTAAATCTTATGAAGTGCAATCTTGAAAAAATGTTTATTCTTAGGAATGAATTTATTGAAAAAATGAAACAAGATAGGCCTGGATCTTATCCAGACTTGCCTGTTGATCTAAGAAAAAAAGATTCACAACAATTTTGTAGAGATCTAGCGCTTAGAGGCGTTGAAGAAATGTTTGAAGCACTTCAGCACCTAAAAAACTGGAAGCCTCATAGAATGACAGAATTTAATGAGGGTCCGGATAGAGAAGAGTTTTTAGAAGAAATAGTTGACGCTTTAAACTACTTCTTTTCACTGCTTATCGCTGCTGGTTTTGATGAAGATGATTTAACAGCTGCTTATATTTTAAAGCACGACATTATAATGAAAAGGATACAGGAAGGTTATTAGTGAATTTTATAGACATGATGGAAGCGCAAGCCAAGTACAATAAAACAAAATTTGGTGAGCTCGACTCAGACGATAGAAAAAGAGAGATAAGCAAAGACTTAGCTCTAAATGCTTATAATTCTATCAATAAAATGATTAAAAAAATGAGAATTGACAATGGTCTTCCTCACGAAGACGATTTAATATTTTCTTCTATTGATGTTCTGAGATATGTCATGTCCATGCTAAATCTTTGGGACATAAGCCCTGAGGAAGTTTCTACTGCATTCTTGCTTAAAGATATTTTTCTTGACATAGATCATAAGACAAATTCTAAAAAGTGGGAAGGACAACCAGTTGCAATAGTTGATATTGACGATGTCTTAGCAGAGTTTAGACAACCCTTTTCAGATTTCTTAAAACAAGAATATAAAGTAGAAGCAGATGTTGAAAGTCCTCAGTACTTTTTTGTTGAAGAAATATTAAATGCTGATGAAGGTCTAAACCCAGAAAAAGTTTTTGAAAGTTTTGTCAATGATAGCCAGTTTAGGCATCTTCCTGTAATAGAAGGCGCAAAAGAATTTCTAATTAGCCTTAGATCACAAGGATACTGGATCCAGCTTCTAACAGCACGGCCAAAGAAAGATTTAAAGATCTTTTATGACACATACTACTGGTTAGGAGCGACCGGTCTTTGCTTTGATAGAGTAGATTTCTCACCTGAAAAGCTAAGATGGTGTATGAACTCTGAGTATTACGACTCAGGCGCTATTACTTTTGCTGTTGATGATTCACCAAAGCATGCTTTAGAATATGCAAAGCATGGAATTTGTGTAAAAGTACCTATAAAAAGCTATAATAAAAGTATTAATCATGAAAACATTCAATTTTATTCAAAAATAGGAGAAGCAATTGGAATATGAAAAGAAAGAGGTGGTAGTGACTCCTCAAAAATTTAGCTGGAAAGAAAAAAAGAGGTTTAGCAGATACGAAGACGCTTCAAGTCTAAAGTCTTCTCTTTTAAAAGAAGGTTATAAAAAAGTAAAGATTCGCCGATGCGGCCCTGAAGGTTCTCAATTTAAAGTAGTTGTTGGAACCGAAGTAAAAACAAACAAAAAAGGAAAAAATAATGCCAATTAATGAAAGCCTTAAGCCTGTGATACTTCCTATGGATTTAAAGTTTGGCGATTTACCGTCAACAGTGTTTCAAAACAATTTAACTGCACTTAAAGTAGAACTAGTTGATCATCCTACACGATCGCAGTCTCTTAATGTAGCTTGGCAGTATGTGAAGGCGACATGGGCAGACCATCCAGATAGCACCAATCCTTCAGCTACAAGAATGCAAGAACTGTCTCAAAATCTTGAAGATGTTCTCAACTTCAGAGCTTTGCCTACACCCATGGAATGTTTAGGCTTTACTTTTAAACTCAGTGGCCTTTCTTTTCAAGAAGTAACTCATATTATCCGGCACCGCGCTGGTTCTTTTGCTGCACAATGCACAGGCGATAGAGATCTTAGAGACGATGGCGCTGTTGTTCCTGAAGCTGTAGAAAACTCTCCTGAGTTTCTTGATCGATATATGGCACTTGTAAGAGACTCTAAGCAGCTATACGCAGACATGACAGATTCAAAAGATATTTCTATGATGGATGCAAGAATGATCTTACCAAAATGCATGACTTCTTTTTATCTTATGCGCATGAATCTAAAAGACCTTCTTGGTTTTATTCGTCAACGTCAAGATCGTCAAATCCAGCCTGCAGCTGATAATATTCTTGCTGCTTATATGGCAAAAGAACTAATCAGAGTCCTTCCTGAGGCTTCTTCTGCAATTAACTTTGACAAGCCTGACATGCACTATGTCAAGACCTTTAGAGTTCAAGTTGGCGATGACTTTACTTCACGAGGCACAAACCTTTATTGGCCCGAACCAAAAAATGATATCTTTGAATTCCACCCGGAAGATACAATTTATCAGGCTAGACGTGAAGAACTCAACGGTACAGAAAATCCTGGAACTGAAACTATTTTTGAAAATCTTTGGAATTCTTCTATGCAAGAAATCAATGAAATGAAAAGCGAATACAACGGCTTTATGGGAAGAGAATAAATGAATAAATGCTATATTGCAAGCGGATGGTTTTCACCTGAATGGCTTGAAGAACTTGAGATGATCAAGACGAAGCTGGACGTCTGCGGTCTAGAATACTTCTCGCCTAAGGATGAAAATCTATGTGATGAAGATTCTGACATTGGGTTTCAAGATCAGGTCTTTAACGGCAACATCAAAGGCATGGAAGACTGTGACTGGATGATCTGTAATACTAGGAACAAAGACATGGGTAGTATTTTTGAAGCAGGTTACTTCCATAATCTCGGCAAGCCTATTGTTTACTTCTGCGCAGGCCTTCCTCCAGGTGCACAGTTTAATCTAATGTTGGCAGCAAGTGGCGAGACTGTATGCACATCGCTAAATGATCTAGAAGAATACCTTCAGTGGTGTAAGCGTAATGACAGAAAGATTATGCCTCGACGATACGAAGGAAAAATAGAATAAAATAACTTCAATTAAGATATTTTCATAGCTCTGTGTATAATTAATGCACAGGGCATTTTTTTGGAGTTAAAATGAAAATATCAAGAAGTCAACTAAGACGACTAATAGAGTCTGCAATCTTAAACGAGGATGGTTATGATCAAATCATGTCAGGTTTAGGCGGCAAAAGAGAGAATGGATTGCTAGTGCCAGACGGCAGTAACAAGGATGCCATACTAATTCACATGTCTGGGACACAATACGGAATGGGCACAAGAAAAGACGGGAAGGCAATAGGCATGGAGAAAAATGCGATGGAAGGAATCGCAAAAGCCACCGGGAAAGACTTGTCTAAGAAAAACTACTATATCTGGAGAGGGCTTTCTGAGTACTGGGATTCTGGAATGATGGAGCTTCCTGCTTCTGGAAGAAGTGGTGACCCTTATCTTTACATGCCTTCTTCGATCGGAAAAGATGGCTTTATTGATAAAGTAAGAGTCGTTGCTGGACCTCAAGCAAAAGCGATAGGTAGAACTATATCTGCATCCGCATTGGAAGGAAAACCTGCAAATTTAGAGAACATGGCAGAAAGTTTTCTAGTAGCGCTTGGTGAACAGATAGCTGAATTTGTTAAAGAAGCTTATGAGGCCGGTGTCAATATGTCTGATGGTGTTGAAAAGTTTGCTGCACGAGTAGCTTCAAAATATTTAGGTGTTGAAGAGTCAACTGCTAGAAACTTTGTAAAAGGATTTATAATTAGCGCGAGCGCATTAACTGGAATTATAGGGATGGCAGCAACAGCTGCTACAGTAATACCAGATAGAAGCTAAAAATATTAATTATGCCTCGTCAACGCTAGCTCGTATCACTGTGATTTTAAAACACTTCTTTGACAAAGAAGTGTTTTTTGTGTGCAAAGACGTGTTAAAAAAAGTATAATATTTAAAAGGAGAAAGAATGTTACTTTTTGCATGGTTTTATGCATTGTTTTCTGCACTATCTTTAGATTTGTTCATGACTTCTATGCTTTGGGTTTTAGGCGGATTTTTTTTACACTACTTCTTTAAAAACAATAATTTTAAAAGATTTTTTTTATTAACGTATTTTTTAGTTCTCTTGCCTTTTTCTTTCTTTGAATGGAATCAAATATCACAAGATTTTAACAACAAAGCACAACAAAATCAGTATACTCCGCTGAATGTAGCTGGTGTATACAATATTACTTTTCTTATGTCTTCAATTGGGTCGCTCGCAGGTTACCCACAAACAGGTTTTGAAATGATTTACTTTGCCATTCCAGCAAAGATAAAAAGTCATGACATAACGATACAGTCAGACTTCGCCATGAAATCTGAAAAAGTTAGAGGTTACATAGAAAAGCATATTGATTCACAAAGAAAAACTTCTAGCTTTTATTTAAACTGGACTAGAGCTGAGCACTCGTCTGACTCTTCAAGAGTCGCTTTAGCTCTGAACGGTGCTTCTATTTTGTACGTTAGAAAAAAAGTAGATAAATCAGGTAAGACGTACCACGAGTGCGAGATTGTTACAAACTTTCACATGAATAATGTCAGTACCCGCATCAAGCTAGGAGAAATTACTATTTTAGAGTTAAAAGAGGGGGTTTTTAGTGCTATGCAAGAAAAAGGTCTTTTCTCTAAATATATAGTTAGAAGAAAGTGGAAAATAACATCTAAGAATGACCTAAGCTCCTTTCATATTTTCTGGCTTGACGATGTAATTCAAAAAATACTAAGAGGTAAAAGATGAAAATTAAAAGATTAGATTTGAAAATTTTAATTGAAGACTTGATAAAAGAAGAATATCCATACGTTAGCAATCAAAAAAAGTCTGACGAATTTAGATCCTGGATGCTCGACAACGAGCCTGCTGCTTCAAAAGAAAAAGATATAGACATTACTAAGAAATCAGGTGCCGCAAGCTGGGCAGGGCTAGAAATTGCTTACGATAAGTTTGGAAGAGAGTTTGAAGAAAGCCAGGAAGAAGATTTTGAGACATACGACACTAAAAATAAAATTGACCTAGAAAATGCGAGAAAAGAAGGTAACATCATTACGACAACTGTTGGGTCAGCAATTAAAAAACTGACTCAGATTTCAAGATCGGGAACTTTAGATTTAATACCTACTTCTTTTTTGCAGAAAGTAACAGGAATACCGCTTCATTATCTAATACTAATGTCATTTATAATGCTTAGGTCTAAAGAGCTTAAAATTGCTGCTTCTAATGCTAAGGAAGGGATGCAAAAAGTCGCCGAAAAAGTGCACAAAAGATTAGGCAGGCCAAACAAGAAATTTTTAATCACTTATAAAGATTACAAAAAAGTTTCTGATGGCATGCCAACATACGGTTTCGGTTTTCAGATTCACAAACCAAATTCTGACAATATAATCGGGCAACTTTCATCATTTTTTGGAAATTGCACAGCATACCCACAATCAGATGGCACCTTCACCATAGTTGACCAGTATGACTTTAATGTGTTTAGACAACCAGGGCATCAAAAATCAGATTTTGAAGAGGCCATTCCTACCATTGCTAACACATACAAGTCGTTTAAAATGTTCTTAGACTATGTGTTTTCAGGTTTTGATGGCAATGCTGCAGCTGCACTAGAACCTCTTCTTCTGCAATACGAAACACAACTAAACTACAAAGGTGTACCAACTAGCATTCGCACTAAAAAATCAAAAACTTCTTTTGCGTAATTTAATCTTGTAAAGACTTTTTCTGGATTGATGATTCTCTAGAGATAGTAATTTTGAAAAAGTATTCCAAAATTGGTAATATATCTTAAAGCGAGGCAAAATGAAAATATTCATCACAGGTGAAAAAGGTTTTATTGGAAGAAACCTTGTTAAAAAACTTCCAGAGTTTGAGTTTTCACATATACCGTCTTCAACAGTTGCGACGCACTTCGACTTTATAGAGAAAGCTAATCTTAAGTATACTTTTCACGAAGAAGAAGAGCTTTGTGTTCACAGAAACTCAATTGAACATTGGGTAGAATTCTTCTTTAGGACAAAAACAGAAGTTGTTATTCATAATGCTGCGACGGTAGGAACTGATGTCGTCGCGCTAAATCCCACAGAAGCAACACTTACCAATGTAGCAGGCACTTATAATATTTGTCGGGCAGCAAAGCGCTTAGGTATTCCTGTATGTTACATGGGCACAACTGTCATATATGACGTTGCTAAGTATCAAGACGCATCTATAACTGAGACTTCAATTAAAGGTCCAACAACACTCTATGGCTGTCAAAAACTTTGTGCTGAAGATATTGTCAAAAGCCAGACAGGGAAGAAGTGGATGATTGTTCGGCCACTTTTTGCTTACGGAGGCGTAGGCGACATGAATTCACTTATTGCTAAGACAACTTTTGGCTATTTAAACGGAAAGAAAGGCATCGATATGTTTCTTGATCAAGAGAAGATTAAAGATTACATGCATGTTGATGATTACTGTGATGCTGTTTTAACAGCAATTAAACAAGGATTATGGAATGATGACTGGAATGTTGCCTCCGAGACTCCGCTAAATACAGGTGAAATCATGAATATGCTACAAAAAATACTTGTGGAAGAACTAGGAGGCGAAGGTATCGAAGAAGTTCTTGAATGGCACCCTAAGACAGACTATCTAGGTAATCACAGGCTCTCTTCAGCTAAGTTTCGAAGGTACTCAAGATGGGAGCCTAAAATATCTCTTGAGGTGGGTATTAGGCGAACTGTCAAAGAAATCAAAGAGAGTAAAGATTACAACCCACTCGAACATCTTGAAGAAGCAAAAGAAAAAGGTGTTGATTTGACGGATTTTTATTAGTAGTAAACTTTTTAGCAGAGTGTAAACTTAAGCCTCATGTTTTATAATAAACATGAGGATTTACTTTAGGAGTATAATGAGCATATTTGATATCAAGCCGCCCACACGTTTCGTCGGCCTTCACGGTCACACAGGTTTTTCAGTTTTTGACGGTCTAGGTTACCCCAAAGATCACATCGACTTCGTTCTTGAAAACGGTATGGATGCTTGGGGATTAACAGATCACGGAAATGGTAGCGGATTAGCACACGCTCACAAGCATGCAGCCAAAATACAAAAAAGTGGCCGCAAGTATCGACAGATTTACGGCTGTGAATTCTACTTTGTGCCTTCACTTGCTGGCTGGAAGGATGATTATGAGCAGTCAAAAATCGACCGGGCACTCGCAAAGCAGCGTGCACTCAAGGAAGACGCAGACGCAGGTCACGTCATCGAGAATGAAGATGAGACAAAGACAGTCGATGTCAACAAGGACGAATGGAAACGACGTTATCATCTGGTAATCACTGCACAAGACCGTGAAGGTTTAGGCAATTTGTTTACATTGATTAAACGTGCGTACACAGAGGGATTCTATCGATACCCACGCATTGACTTTGACATGCTCAAGCAGCACGGAAAAGGTCTTAATGTTTCCACAGCTTGCTTAGGTGGTATTTTCTCGAATAGGATTATGAGAGGCAACGCACTTAAGAAATCAGACGCTGAGATCCAAGCAGAACTACTTGGTCTATCAGACAGGTTTGTTGATGCAGTCGGCGAAGATAACTTCTACTTAGAAATTCAATTTAACAGACTAAAACAGCAACACCTCGTAAATCATCACTTACTTAGGCACTCAGCAGCAACAGGAATTAACTTAGTAGCTACTCCTGATTCTCATTATTACAACCCAAACAAGTGGGAAGCCCGCGAGCTTTACAAAAAGCTAGGGTGGATGGGTAACGA